GGGATACCACCTGAATGAAACTCCGCGAAACCCTCAATGGCCGCGTATAACTCGTAGAAGCTCATATCCCAGAAAACAGAAGGGGACATCCCCATTTTGCCCAAGGCTGTCTGCATCCAGACATCCCACGGGAGTTCTTCTATGCTGACACTTCCGCCTCGTCTACGTTTCCCTCATCACCACCGCTTGTAAGAACCGCAGAGACAACCTCTGCAATCACCTTCATTCCTTCAGCTAGGCCACCTTCCCAGAGCATAGCACCAACTGCTTTCTCATCCACATCATTGCCGCCTGCTTTGATAACCGGCGTGAGAATGGCAACCATCTGTGATGTTGTAAGCTCACCAGCTTGTAATGACTGAGCAATCTGGACAATACCCTTGCCACAAGATTGCTCAATACGCATCACAACATCTAGGGTAACCTTTCCGTTATGTGTCTTCTTCCCCAGAGCTATCTTTAGCTCTCCGCGCTTTGGATTTGACATCATTTGTCTCCTGTGTCGTCACAATGAACACCTCGCCACGTTGGGCGACATCCACGCAAGTTTGAGCGGTGAGCGTTTCATCACCGCATGTAAATGTGCCACCAGCCTTTAAGCCAGTAGCACACGGTATAGTCCACTCAAGTCCAGAGTCAGTTGACTTTTTATGAGCCAACCAACTCTTTTTTTTGATGGATACTTCAACAAGTTCCCAAGCCATGATTAGACCGTGGCAAACGTAATCGTGCCACTTGATTCCAGAGTTACGGAATAGGTGACCTCACCGTTGTACTCACCCGCATACTCAAGGCTGGCAACCATGAAGGCTCCGGTATAAGTGCCGAAATCTGGCACAATAACTTGGAAGTTTGAGAAGCTGGATGCTCCAAACTTTCCTCTTAGTGTGGTTTCTGATGCTGCATCTGTGAAAACTCCAGAACCAGAGATACTTGTTGATTGCACCCCGCCATTCGCCAGCAAGGCACGGATAGCAGAGCTATCCTTGTTAGTGATGTCCACAGCCTCATCATTCATAGTGATTGATGTGGACCGCAGGCCACCGATAGTCGTAAAAGTCTCCGGCGAACCTGCGTTGCCGATTTTCAGAAGTAGGGACGAACCCTTCTGTGCCGCCATGTCTTTTCTCCTTTATGTATCCGACACAACAGCACGGAATCGTATAACCCCATGCCGTGTTATTCCATCACCTTCCAACAGTGTCGTCTGAAACTCTTGTCTCATATTCACCATTGAACCACCAGAAACAGTCAATGAGCTATCATGCAGAATGTCATGTACTTGTTTCATGATTACCTTTATATCACGCCTTCCACGATATTGCGACCATACATGCACAGTCAAGGTATGCTCAAAGATATCCTTGTCTTTTGATGATACATCAATTGCCGTTTCTTCTCCAACCACTATGTACGGATAAGCTGTCCCAGATGGCACATCATCAAATACGCCAGTGATGGCTGTGCTATCATAATCTGTTATATTCCCGCTATTTAGGGCTGAGAATACTGTTTTCTGTAGCTCCCATGAATGCACCGTCATTTGAATTTCACCATCTCACGCTCAAGGCGTCGTATCTTTGGCCTGTTTTCTTCAAGTGCCGGTTGCATGAATGGCCTAGCCGCCATTTTAGATGTGCCAAACTCAAGGAATGATGAATACTCAGCGCGGCTTTCTACGCTGGCACCCAGACCATCTGTGTCAATGTTTGTGAAGATATTGCTAACCAGAAATCCAGTATCTGTCGCTGGCGGCTCCCCTGCCGCTGATGCTTTATGTGTCCGGCGCGGGTTATATTTCTCATAGACTACGCCACTCTTGGCCCCTTGGTTGATGCTGTTTACAGCCGTATTGCGAACAAGGTTTGCCGCACGACCAACTAACTGCTTAAGATCACCAGTGTAATCTTTGACAGCGGCATCATATCTGCTTTTACTCCGCGTTACTTTTACGTTCACTCTTGCCATCAGGTAGCGACCCCTTCTTCACACAGGAGTTCCAGATACTTGTCTCGCTCATCCTTGTTCTCAATGCGCTTGATATTGAATGTGCGGGTGTAGGTGACGCCCTCCGTGGTGAAGCTGTATAGTATTCTATAGGCGGTTGTCAGGCCGCGCCGGAACCTAATTGTGATAAGGTGGCTTGTCCTGCCCTCATTTTGATCACCAAAGAACCGCTCACTGCCGCCCTTGTTTTCTATGCGGCCCCACACGGTATCAACAGTTGACCAATCTGTATCAGTTCCACCCCCACCATCCGCCGTGGTGCTACGGTTCTGTAAGGCTAGACGATGTTGCATCTTGCCTATTGCCATCAGTATCCCCCACCAAAAGCACTCTTGCCATATCGCATGATTACATAAGGCTGTAGCAAGCTGGACAGCATTGGGCTTGGTTGTAGCTGCCTGCCTTCATCATCACCCCTGTGTTCATACAGGAACGTGATATACTCAAGCATCGCGACCCTTATGGCTTCCGGCACATCTGTGGCTGTTGCTCCATACCCAGCGGTATAGTTAACCTCAATACCGTTTGCGTTGCGTAGGCTGGTCGGCCATGTGCCGCCATCCCTTAATACGATACGCGCTGGCTCTCTGGCCGTATCCACATAATAGTTGGTAGTGGCCCATGTGCTTTCAGTGTTGTCATCGCTGAAATATTTAACGCTGGCCACGGCAGATACAGGTGATCTGGGTAGCTCTATGTAATCCAGATACGGCACCTTGTACGCGCCTGTGTAAGTGCCTTCCTTCAACGGCACATCCTGATACCCCACACTGTCCAGACTGAGCTTGTAGACCGTATTAATGAGTGTGCGGTTGGTGTAGTTCTCAACCCATACGCGAGACGCTTCAATCAATCTAGTGATTAGCGTTGAATCAACGCTATCATCAATCTTGAGATATGACTTTGTTTCCGCCGCGCTTAATGGCTCAATGGATGGCGGTGTCGTTACTGTCAAGCCGCTCATAACAATCTCCTAGATTTCATCAGGCCAATCATATATTGGCGCATTACCAGTGATCTTGCGGTCACTGTCAACAGGCCAATCAAACAAGGCCATGAAAGCTGAGTGTGTTTTTACCGCATCAATCTTTGCCTCAATATCATTAGACGCTTTTCTCACCGCCACCCTATAGTCTGCCGTCTCCTTGTCCATAGAGTAATCAGCCACCTCTGATGCTTTAATAACCTTCCAATCCGTGGGTTGCAGTAAGCTTTTTGCCTCTTGTTTTGTTCTTTCTTTCCAAATTGATTTCAATCCAAAGGTTACCAATTGCTTGCCGTTTTTATCTGTAATAGCCTTCCCATCAGCATCAACTTGGTTTGTATCATCTATTTTATGAGGCGTATCTGCATCCTGCCAAAACTTGCTATCAAATGGCTTTGGATCATTTTCCCAAACCAGACCAGCCTTGGCCTTTTCCTCATCAGACCATTGCATCCAGTTTGGGGGATGCTTGATTCCATCGCTATCTGTCCATGATTTTCCAGCGCGTATCAACGAACCAGCATATTTATATGGCATAATCTAACTCCTATTATTTTGCATTTGCATATTTGAATGGCTGTTCTGCAAAAGCCAAATAAACATAACCCCGTTGTCCCACGTTAACATGCGTACTTCGCGCCTTAAAACCATTTGCAAGAAAATCTATTGCAATAGAGGAACTACTAGCCGAGTCTGCATTGGTTAAATCGGCTCGAAGAATTACTTGATTTGGGTTGATCGGTTGCCTCGCATCATCGTAGATGTTCCAATGTCCAGTCCCGCCCTCCACGCTTTTTATCATAACCCATGCTGGCCTGAAACCTGTGAACACATCTGTGCCATTTGTCGGGCTTGCGTTACCCGTATATAAACCAACCTTGCTATACCCTTCTTTAGAAGCGAAACAATAAGCCACAACTTGATCGCCAGCCCCAAAGTTCATATTGTCCGTCCCGCCGCGCCCTGCGGTAAAAACTGTGCTAGTCGGGGCCGTTGCTCCAAAAGATACACCACCAGCGGCGGCGGCGTTTGAAAACCCTAATTGGTTAGTTGCACCCGCAAGCAAAGCAAATATGCGCCAGTCATAACTTTGGTTTTTGACCTTGCCTATAATCATTTCTGGTGCAACTCCGAGGCCGTGTCCTACAGTAATGTCTCCACTGCCTGTCGCGGTGTAGGTCACAATACTTAAACCCGCTTCAGTGCTGGCTGACACACTACTGGTAACGTCGCCCTCTGTGTTACTGACAGCGGTGCCGCCAGCCTTCCAGTTCCATGCGACATAAGTGTTGGTGTTCGTATTTACATTTGTTTGCGTCGTGCCGTTAGTGAACCCGCCGTCATTGAAACTTGAAACTTGTGTCGCGCCACTAGCAACAGGTGTGGCTGAGTTGGAAGCTATAGTGCTATCCACACCCCTTACACTATCGACCCAAACATGGTCGTTTGCCGCACTTCTATCTTTAATCCAAACCCAATTTGGTGTGAAATTGACCGTCCCATCAACAGACGCCTCACTGTCAGCTATTAAGCGGCCATTACTGCCGTTGCCTGTGTAAGTAAGGATGCCAAAATAATCTTGCGGCTGTTCATTGTTATTCGGGTCAATAACAGGGTCAGGAAGATTTTTTGAGCAAAGAGCAAGAAAATCAGTAGGCGGCGCGTAGAAGAAATCACCAATGCCGTTTTTATCAGCGTTGCCCTGTGGGACTTTCGTGTTGTTGAAATCCCCGTTTTGTCCAAAATTCCAGTTTTGATTCACCACATTGAAACTTGTGACCTGTGTCATCAGGGTGACATCAACCCCAATAAAATCAAATGTTAATAAATGATTTGTTCCCGCTGATGGGTTTCCACCTTCCAGTCCATTTGAATTGTAATAAGTATTATCAACGCCGTAATAGACCTTTCCACCATCAACATCTATCGCAACCTGATGAATTTGGCTTGCTGTGAAAGTATCGACAGTTGTGCTTCCGTCTGCTTTTTTGAATATAATAGATGGGGGTGTTGCATTGGCAGAGCTTCCATCGCTCATATAGAACCCGTTGCTCTGGATGCCGCCGCCTCTTGAGGAGACCAAAGCACCAAGGCCACCACCGCCCGTGATGTTATCCTCTTCGCCTACCTTACAAAATCCCCACCCATTGCCAGCACCGCCAACGGTGTATTCAAAATACCATTTGCCAGATTTCGGTAACTGAAATGTGAATGATTTTACATCAAAATCAGCACTAGTTCCTATAACCGCTAGATTGCCGTGACTTAACGTGACTGAATTAATGCCAACTGCTGAAGCAGAGGCATCTTGGTAATTAGAATTTATAACAGGAAAGTTATTGGTAGGGACATCTGGTACCGAGTCCGTGTAAGTTAGATTAGTTTGCGTGAAATTATTTTCATTGCCTGATTGATCTTTGAAAAACGTATTTTGCCGCGTGTCAGCGAATGCCATGTATATGTATTTGCCCGTTGATGCGTTACGGTTTGCCGTGCCGTCATTTAATGTAAAACCATCATTGGTAAATGTTGCTACGTTTGCGGACTCTTGTTCTTCTAAAGCTAAATTAGGATATAAAAACCTACTGGCTCTATCATCCCCATCTCTTGTATTATCCCAAATAATCCAATCCGCCGTCGCATCAGTGCGTTTAATCATCAAGAAGGCTGGCTTGAAGCCCACACCAGTCACAGCATTACCTGACGCGCCTGTGCCTGTATAATTCCCGAACTTGCTATACGCTGTTTTGTCACACCAGCAATATGCCACATAGGTTTCACTTGACGTATTAGTACCCGAAGAGGTGCCTACAGTGAACACAGTTGACGTTGGTGCTGTATCGTTCCACGCAGTGCTATCGTCAGACTCACCGTTATCGGTGTCAGTGTTTAATTTTATGAAGAAATCTTCTGGCGTAGACCCACCATTCAAACCATCGTGATAAACAATCCAGCTTTGTGTGGTGCTTCTTCGTTTAACTATAATCCATTTTGGAGCGGCACCCAGCCCATGAGCGATTGTTCCCGCAGAACCTGTCCCTGTATAGGTAACGATACTGAAGCCATAAGTGGTGTTTGCTGATAGTTTTGTTGCTGGAATAGTCCCTGCAAGCGCAGACCCCAGATTAGAGCCGTCAATCTTAACAGAGCCAGCGGTTGGCGTTGCCCCTGCCCCCGCGCTGTTGGTCGCCGTGGGTGTTCCTCCAGCTTCCCAGCACCAGCCAACGTAGGTATCGCCATCGTCATTTATTTGAGCTGCTGCAGAACCACTACCCGTTAATGAAAACCCATCGCCATCAAATGAAGTAAATGTAGCAGAATTGTCTGATTCTGCGGTGGTTGCGTCAGACCTGAGATGTAAACCTGCGCCACGAACTGAATCAGTTAAGAAGTGATTTTCAGCCGCATTTCTTTGCTTGAGCCAAACAAAATCTGGTGAAAATCCTATCCCACTAATGCTGTTGGCAGAATCATTGCCAGTGTAGGTAACAGTATTAAAGCCTTCAACAGTCGTATCATCGCGGAAATTTAAGTGGTATCCGTTGGTTCCATATGGCCCAACGTATTTTTTTGGAATCCAGATGCCTTGTTTTGTCTCCCCAAAAAAATCAATCGTCGCGTTGAATGACAGAGGAGCGGAGCCATTTGTGGCGGTTGCATTAGCTGATAACGTGATCTGAGTGCTTGAATCAATAGACGCAATGGTGGTGCCATCAGGTATGACTGAAGTCGTTGATGAGCTTACAGCCATGCCCACTTTTAATGATGCCGTGCTGGATATGCCAGTGACCGTGGCACTACCTGATGTTGTGGCCGCTGTGAATATGGGCGCGTCAATGAAATTGACTTCCGCCATATACATATTTGCTTCTGAGCTTCCCCTGTTGGCTATGTAGTGATCATAAGTCGTGTTGTTGACTATGCCCTCAAAATTCTGCGTTGGGTAAGTTGATGAGCTTAAATCTGTTTGTAGTCCCCCGTTGATATACAGCTTCATCCTGTTTGATGAGGTGGCTTGCGTCGTATCAAGAATGCCGACGATGTGATACCAAGCAGTTGTGTCTCTCAGCTTTGCATCTGTTCTTATGTTGGAGCTACCGCTGGGGGATGCGGTTATAAGCTCCATAACTACTTGATCAGCAACAGAGCCTGTCCCGCCATAAATATAAATTCCTGTGTCGTTGCTTGAGGCATCCCCCGCATACCAGAGATAAGGTTGCCCCCCGCCTGATACGTTTGAAACATTTTTTTTAATCCATCCACTCCACGCCCAAACTCTAGTGTTCCCAGCTGTTGAAGGCTTGCGTTCCAGAAACGAACCATTGCCCTTGGTAAAGGTCAATGATTGATCAAGCGTATGCGGGTAGAAGTTTTTCTCCCCGCTGAAATACTGTAATGCGCCTGCGCCGAATGGGCCTGACATCTGAGGCTCCTAACTGAAATTCAACTGCGGTGTTCCAAGTAAGATGCTATCTGCCGCTGAAACAATATATGGCACAACGTCGATTGCACTCGCAGAAGATGACAAAGAAAGCGTATTCACGCCGCCTGACGTTTTGTATTGAGTGCCAAGTGAGACTGTGCGATTGCCACTACCATCCTGAATAAAGACGATAAACCCAGATTGGCCAACCTGTTCAGTTGTCGGATTATCTAACGTCACGTTGCCCGTCAGCGTCAGAACAAAGTTTTGGTTAGTGCCAAAATCCAGAGTTACATTGCCCGTGTTGCTGGTGTCGGTATCTGTTGTGGCAACTGCTGTTCCCGTAATAGAAAGCCCCGTGGCAGTTGTGGCGGCTTTGATGACATCGTTGTGATATAGGGTAACGGCACCATTCAGATCACAAGTGATGTATTCCTCACCCCCAGAGTTGCTCAATAGCGTAATGCCATCACCCTGTATGTTTAGCTCATTTGTAGCGTTAACGATATTTGAGTTTGTGCCATCATGATAGATGGATAAATCTGTACCCGCACCAAAAGCCAGACGGTCATCAGATGCGCCTCCGCTATCGCCAAACACAATATTTTTTGTGTTCACATCCAAATTACCGCCCAACTGGGGAGTGGTATCGTTGACGATATCAATGGTAGATGGTGACGCTGTGTCCGCTGTTTGATTAACAGCAAACAGGTTTATCCAAGCATCATTATCGCCATTGCGCTGTTTTATGATGTTGTTTGAGGTGTCATACCATAACTGATAAGCAAACATTGTCGATGGCTGTGAGGAGCCAGATGACAATGATACCGTAGCTGACAACGCATTGTTCAAGTCTGACCGAAACGCTGGGAAGCCTTGGTTGGCTATGTTAAAATCATGTTGGGCCATATCGTCTCCTTATGCCGCTACCTCACCGAACCCTCTGGCGACGTAATCAAATGTCCTGTTCACCCCTGCATTACTGCTATTAAAGAACTGGATAGTAAATCCAGTAGCCGACTTGCTCGTTATAACATAGTAATCGCCGCTTGATAAGTTTTGTGCGGCAATGCCCAAACCTTGCAGAGATTTGAAAGCTGGACTGAATGTAATTGCTTTGGTTCCTGTGCCACTAGCCAAGTCAGCTTCCGCCAAGGTTCTATCTGGCATGTCAATAGAAACAGACAATGCCGTGATTTTTGGTGACGCCTCTGCATCAGAGCTTGTGAGTATGGCCTTGAACTTGAACCCTCGCGCCTTGTAGTCACCCACAAAGAATTTCCTGAATGCCGTGTAAGTAGGCGACCCACCATTAGGATCATCTTCTGTCGTCGCAATTTGAAGCTCTACATTGGTATCATCAAACGCCTGCACATCTCCATCAAATGTTCCTGTGCGGCTATCAAAATTACCTTGCGCTGAATCAAACAGCGTCAGGTACTCAACCCTTTCCACCGTGATATTTGCCGTCACATGGCTTGTGTAAACCGCCCCGAGATCAACGGCACTGTCAAACTCATATGTTCCTGTGCTTTGTACCGCACCCCCGCCACCGTCAAACAAACCAGCGGCATCGTCAAAGTTGCCACTCGCGCTATCAAAATTGACGGTTGTGTCCATCACCAGAGCGTTGTCGGTAGCTACGCAATTCGTTTTCGTGCCACTAAATGATGGGCTTTGTGTTGTCGTGGTGACTGAGTTAAAGCCTTTGATCCCCTCAATTATGGCAACGGATGATGTCGCGTTCTCAGATGCCAGCCCCAGCTTGTCTATTGCCTTGATGAAATATGTACCCGTCATAGCAGGCACTACAGCCGTGTTGGCTGGCCTTGAAATCTTTTCAGCTAGGGTAACTGCATTTGAATACGCGGCACCGCTGGTGAGGCTTGAGTGGCGTATTATGTAGTGGGATAAATCAACATCTGTGGATGGCGTCCAGCTAAGAGCCGCCTCTGTGCCAATGATGTTGACAGAAAAGTCACTGACATCCGCTGGTGGGGCGGTCTTACCAACAATCTGGTGCTGGACTGTAGTGAATGGCGACCTAACGCCCAAGGCTGTAATCACTCTGGCCCTAACATCGTAAAGCACGCCATCTTCCACATCCACAAGCTCAAACTTATTTGATGATGAGGTGCCGATTGAAATGAACTCTGAATCAGCCGCCTTCTTGGCCTGAACCTCAAACTGGTCAGCAAACGTACTACCAGATGTGACCTCTGCAACGAGAACAGACAGAGCCTTTTGGTTGAACGACTGAAGCTCATCGGTTGCGACTACGCTTGGCGCGGTGATGTCAAACGGGTCTGGCAGGTTGGTGTTGTCTTGCGCGAATGCCGCCTCTTCCGCATTCCAGTCATATACCGCGCTATTGGTTTCTCGCAACTGGAGCGATACTCCGACATTGCTTGCGTCGGCTTGAATATCCCACTGCGCCACCTCGAATATCTT